CCTGAATTAAAATTTTCAGAAGAAATTTCATTCGGGGTACATGGTGATGATAGTGCTTGGGACTCGTCTTTCAGAGTACCTTTTTTCAACATGATCAATTTGGAAGTTATATTTAAAGAGTATTTTGGCTTTATTTATACAGATCCCAACAAGAAGAGTATTTCTTCAGGTTATGTTTCGGAGGAAGATTATACGTTTTTATCTAGAACATTAGTTAAATTCAGGGGTTCCTATGTTGGAAAACTTAAAGAGTCTTCTATATTAGGAATGTTAGAATGGATGAAAAAGGATCATTGTGACATGCAACAGTTGAACCAAAACTGTAATGCAGCACTTAGAGAATATTTATTCTACGAAGAGGAGATCTACAATGAAAGAAGAAATTTCTTCCTGAAGATGTATAGAGTATTAGGATTTAGTAACACTTTACCAACATTTGAGGCGTCCTTGTCTAGATGGGGTGAAGAGTATAGTAGAGCTAGTAACCTAGGATGCCCTGCGTGGTTGGAGAACTATGAAGGGTGGGAGTGGATGTCACTTTGACATCCTTTATGACTTTGCAAGTCGTTAAACTAGCACACCGTAAGGGGTGTAAAACCTAGGGTATATCCCGAGCCTTGAATAGGTGATGGACAGTAAATTGACATTTTACTGGATCCGCTCTCAAGGTAGTCATTACTTGAGTTCAGCTATGATTCTAGCAGAACTTCGTAAGTATAGAATCGCAGAAAGTATAACTATCGAAAATAAATTGTGTCAAGAAGATGACACCGAAGTTGTGAACAGACAACTAACCCACTTTGCAATATCTGAGTCCCAGGACCCAAATCCTAACAATATGACGACAATAATGCCACCTAAGGATTTAAGATATTACCCCTCCATTGATGAAGATCAAATTAAGATACTGTGCAGAGAGTACCTGATCTACACACATCAATGGACACCGAGTACAACTACAGCACACATACATCCTATGAGTGTGTTAAGGAATAGAAGTTCTC